TCTGACCATATACTTTGTAAAAATATTGTCCCGCTTCTTCGAGTAATATATCTCCGTTTGTTGGGTCGTTGTTATTGGTGAAAATAGAGAGCGCGGTATATCGCTCGTTGTCTGTTTCTACATCACCAATAAAATAAATGCTTTTTCGGCTTGCCATACTTTGGAAAAGTACGAGGTAATTGCTAAACGAAGCAAAGTCTTTCTTCATCTCCTGAAGAGTAAGGTAAATTGTTTGCTCGCTTGCTGAGTTCGGGTTTAGGTGTATCATGTTTCAAAGTAAAAAGGGGGAAAGCTATTGCCCTCCCCCTCCTTTTATTCTAACCAAAAAAAACAGAATCAAGTTCCGGCAGTGAATGTAATGTTAGAGTCATCCGATGCTACAAAGGGAGCGGGAATCACTTCTTCCGCAGTCAATTGCAACTGGTAGCCGTTGAAGTCACCCTTCGCCGTACCCGTTCCAATTGTTCCACCCGTTGCCTCTGCTCCGGTGGTGTGACCCATCGCGAAATAGTTATCATTGACATCTTGGACGATTATAGTCAATCGGTTTTTCAAGAGGTCTTGAATCTCTACGTTATCCGCAGCGATTAAATTAGGCAAAGAAATCTCTAGAACTTGAGAATAAAAGACCGTGCCGTTCTCAACTGAAGCGGTCACCGCTTGTTGGAATGAACCGGAGTTTTTTGTAATCTCAAACCCTAGGACGGTAATAGCACCCGCAGCAGCCACGACACCCGCAGAAATTGTCCCCCAATCGGTAGACTCAAACTGCTTGATCCATACGCGCTTGATTCCCCCTATCTTATCCTTACAAGGGAAAGCCCTTCCGTTTATTGTTAATGTACAAGCCATATTTGAGGAATTTAGGGGAGGGATTTAAAGCCCCTCCCCGAATGAATTAGGATGTGCGACGAATCACCGCTAAAGAACCCGCGTCTACAATTTGCGTACCGCCTGAGAACTGCATGATTACACGAGTAACATCGTCACCCGTTACACCCGTCAAATCCAAAACAGAAGCTGAAATGTGGTCGGTCAATAAATCCGTACCGAAATAAATTTGGTTGGGGTTGCAAAGCAAAAGGGTATCGTTAGGACATCCTGAAGCTGCTACTACGTTAAAACCAAGGAAGGTCGTTGGTCGAGCTGCTCCTACAAATTCAGGAGAGTAACCGACACCACCGATTCCGGCGGTAGCGTCACCGCTAAAGATTCCGATTCCCGCCATTGCTCTCTGAAGGAGGAACAAAGACTTTCGGCTCATGTAGATATTTGCGTTCGCATCGCTTTGAACCGCTGAAGGTGCGTTCGCTACTAAAGCGTCTAGATGAGTGAGAATACCCGTTGTTGCATTTGTGTCAGCGGTAAACGCTCCGCCAACCTCGCCATCATATCCCAAGCTTGCTGATGCGTCTACAATGTGGTGATATAAACCATCAAAAGAACTTCCTAAAATACCGCTTCCAGTCAACGCGCTATCTGTCGGGTCGAAGTTTCCTCCCCATAGGTTGATTTCAATATTTTCAGCAACCTTTGCAGCTACGTATTGAGCTACAAAAGTTTGGAAATCTGCGGGAGCTGAAGAAGATTGTCCTCTCATTTGTGCGCTTTCCCAAGTTGCTCGAAGGTCTTTGTTACAAACTTGCTCGTTTACTTTAAGAGCTGAAGCGTTCAAAACGGCCTCGCCCAAAGTCAATTGACCCGCGCTAGGTGTAGCGAAAGCGCAATCATCATTCGCTTGAATTGCAGCTCCTGAGAACTTACGGAGAACCGCTTTTGAATGAACGTTCTCCAATACGGAGACATAATTATTTGCGATTGAGTCTGCGGACAGAATCGCAGCAGCAACGTAAGGTCGTGCCGCTTCGCCAGCATACGTGCCGACATTTACTGTAGCGTTAGCCATTATTTAGAGAATTGGTTGTGGATCGCTGCGACGCGTTCCGTGATTGATAAACTTTTTAAATCGACAGAAACGGGAGTTTCCATCTTTGGAGCGCGGGAGATTGTCTTACTCGTTTGCTTACTGAGTTCAGTAATCTTCGCGTCCCTCTCCTCAATCTGAGAAGAGAATTCTTTCTTTGCTTCGGCTACTGCTTCCGCAATCATAGAAGCCACGTCTTCGCGGGTAATCGCCTCAACGCTTGCCTCTACTTCTTCGACTTCTTCCGCTGCTTCTTCTGCGGGTGCTTCTGCTTCTTTAATTTCAGCAACCGCGCCCTCAGAAACAACTAACATAGAGCCGTCTTGAAGTTGATACTCCCCATCCGGAAGAGGAATTTGTTCGTTTTCGTCGTTTACAACAAAAACAGAAACACCGACCGCAAAAGCGTCCGCGTCCGTTTGGATTTCTTGTCCACTTTCAAGGACTGCCGTCGCAAATGCGACTTGTTTTGGTTCCTCCTTATCTTCAACGGATAGCTCAACGCTATATTTCTCGAAGAGGTCGGAGATGCGTTCTTTTAAATTCATCTTCGGGGATTTGTATTAATAACGATTTAAAGGGGTCAATCCTTACTTAAAAGCTTTTTTTCTACCATATCCATGCCCAACTCGATTTCAATGCCTGATAATAGCTCTAATTCCTTTAGCTTGCTTTTAGACCATCGTAACGCAGCCTTACCTCCCCATAAGAGGTACGAAATTGTTCCACATTCGGTGGTGCTATTGGGGTCGTAATATTCCTCAGCCCTTGATAGGTAAGAATACATTCGGCGAATGGTCTCCTCTGAAATAGGCTCTCCTTTGGCTAGCTGCTGCGCTCTGACTTTTCCCGTTTGGGTTGCGCATTTATTACCTTGGTTCTCGTTTAATTCGATGCCCCTCTTTGCGTTGTTCTTTACTCCGTCGGGGTAATCGCTATATGACTCCATATCTACGCGCTTCCCGTCCTTATATCGCTTGTCTTTTTTGACCGTCGCTTTTGATAGCTCGTATTTATTGGAAAAGAAGCCCTCAATAGAGAAACCTTTTACGCTACCCTCTTTCACAAACTTCTCCCATATCGCGTCATTCTCAACTTTCATTGATACCATCCAAGTGCCGACCGGGACATCTAGTCCATACATACGGCTTTTGTCTTGCTCTCCTTCGACTATCCAACTCTCCACGACGTGTAAGCCGTTGAGAGTATGTTCGTGTTCGAGGGTCGCGTTCGCTTGGTTGCCGTTTTTAAAGTATAACTCCATAGCCCGTCGGACGGTCTTCTTTGAGAAATACACGTAATACTCCTCTTCTCCATTCTTTCGATAGATAGGCTTATCCGGAATAAGAGCAGCTCCCATAACGAGTCGCTTCTCTTCGTCTTGGGTTTTAAATTCTATTTTTTCGCTTTTTAGAGCTACGAAAGGGCTTTCTATTGCCGGAGCTTCAACGAGAGATATAGCGTCGATTCCGTAGAGTTCCGCTTCTTCGTCAATTATGAGTTCAATTATATTCATCCTACTAGTGACGCTTGGTCGTTTATACGTTGGTTTGCTTGTTGACTATTAGACACCTCCGAAGCGATTACATAACTGCGGAAGCCGGATTGACCCGATCCCGCCCCTAAGAATCCGAGGTCAAGTTGAGGGCTTTGTGAAATGTTTCCCGCTGCTTCACCTACCCCTCTACTTCCCGCCGAAGGTCGTGGGGGGGTTGATCCTCCCGCTTTAAATTGCTGGCGTTTTATCGTGGCGATTTGAGCAGCTCCCGCAGTAGCGACCGCAGCCGTTTGTAATATCCTTAATATCGTAGAGGGTTGTGTTTTATCGGTTAGGGCAGCGGTCACACCTTCCGCCGTGTTCATTATAGCTTGAACAAGAGCCAATTTCTTGCCGATTTCAAACGTTCTTTTAGCTCGTTTTTCGTCATCTTTTGTAAACGCTTCCGACAAAGCCCCAATAGCTTGAAGGCTTAAACTAGCAAATTCCAAACCCTGATGAGCTGCAAGTTCTGCGTTGTTTTTAAAGTCCTCAAAGGTCTCTCTTCTAATCCTTATTTTTTCTTGTTCCGCGCTCTCGGTCAAATCAACCTGAGAGAGAAGGGATGTCTGATTTACTTGAAGGGTTGCCTCTGCGATTTCTTGTGTCACTTCAAGCCCTCCTTTTTCGGCTTTCTTTCTAGCCTCCATACCTTTCACGGTCTCGTTGGCTAGGTCTATCTCTGCTTTTAGTTGATTTCTAGTTAGGTTTATAGCCTCTAATTTAAGAGAGTTGAGTTCCGTAGTCAATCGCTTTTGAGTCCTCAAAGACGCGGTTTGTAAATCGATGACGGCTGCCTCTGCTTCTGCTACTTTCTGCAAATCCTCCTCAAGGCTTTCACCTAAAGCAACTTGTTCCCGTGCTATTCTAGCCCTCTCTTCGGCTAGTCGAAGCTGCTCCGCGACCGTCTCTCTCTCAAGGTCAACGGCTTTTTGTAATGCTTTCAAACGAGCTTCAGCGGACAAAGTTTCATCCTCTGCTAATAGCCTCGCTTCTGCAATTTGTTTGTTCGTTTCCGCTCTTACTTTTATAAAGTCTCGCTCTTGATCCTTCAACGCGTTCATTGCCCGCTCTAGGTCAATGGCTGCTTTTGTCTCCTTGACTATCTCTTCCGTTATACCCTCAAAGCTTCCTTGTACATCTTCTAAAGCTCCGGAGAAATCACCGCTAAAAAACTTGACTAAAGCCCCGCCGATTTTTGAAATTCTATCTTTTACAACATCGAAGGCAGTACCTAGGGCAGCGGTTGCAACCTTGAGTTGTTCCGCTCCTTTTTTAGTGCTTGTAAAAAACGACACAAGACTCCCAAGAGCCACAAGAATTAACCCTATCCCAGTCGCAGCTAAAGCAACCTTGAAGGATTTAAGACCTAGAACGCCCGTCTTTACTCCGCTTGTAAAGTTTTTAAAGCCCGTAACCGCTCCGCCCGTCATCTTGTCGAGCTGACCCGTTAAGCCTGAAACCGCTGAATCTGTGTTTTCAACTTGTTCCCCTACTTGTTCAATCCCCTTCGTTACCTGAGTGGTATCGGCTGAGACCTTTAATATCATATTTTGCTGAGTAGCCATTGCAATATTTTAAAAACAACAAAGAAATAAGCGGATAAAAACAGAGCCGTGAGCATATAGTCCAAAGGTTTAACCCATCGAGGAAGCTTTTTTTTCTCCCCTTTGGCTTGTAGTAATTGGATTGCCTCACTTATATAACGATGATTGTCTAAATTCCTCATTGCTCGAAAGGTTGCAAACAAATTGACGTAAGACCTGAATCGTCGAATACATAGCCATAACGCTCGCAACATTCCCGCGTAGCAGATGTTACAGTCCCTCCTGATGGAGTACTAAACTCAATACGTCCGTTTGCTTTGTTTATCCCTGTTGGGATATAATAGCAATCTCGAATATCTCCCAAGACCTTGAGCATCTCCACCTTGACGAGGTCTTCGCTTGTCGCGTCATACGAGATAGATAGAATCCTCCAATACGTGTCTTTTATATAAACCTTATCCGCAAATTCAAAGCTCGCTAATTCGGAGCGTGTAAGCCTAAAAAATGCGGTTAGCTTTCTAGCGTCGGAAGAATACAATTGATTGACAAAGGGTCTCCAATATTTATAGTATAACGTTTCGAGCGGGTTGGCTTTTATAATGTGAAAAGGACGTTCTGCTCCATATCCTAAGTCTTCATCTGTTACCGTCGCTTCTAGGTCGGAGTATTGAGAAAAGACGGGATATTGCGCATCCGTCGTTGTTCCGCTTGAGTCGTTTTGGTAGTATATCGTTCCGTTTTCTTTGCCGTTCCAAAAAGCTAAACGCGGAAGCGGTTCTTTTATAGTTTTATCGGCTTGATCGGTATCTACAAGCATCCGATGAACTGCGAATTGTGTACCCGGTATATATGAAACGACATGGGGAGCAAAAGGAGATTTTATAGCTTTATTCCCCGAAGCGAAATCGTTAACGGGGTCATCAACTCGAAACCTACTATAAACTCTTGAAGCATTTTTGAACACTAAAGCGTTGACAAGATCCTTTCCGTTTGAATGCGTCCAATCGTATTGCCTCGCTTGGAGGTCGGTTGTCGGTGTTATGCTTATGTCTTTGGTTAAGTCTATTTTATTTGTCCAATCCTTTTTTTCTCCGCTTGCCATATAGTCATTGAACGGCTCTATGTATAAATGTTTTCCGTTGTTTCTATCCGGAATGAATACAAGGTTAAACATTTTTTGAAGCCCCGAAACGAAATCAATTTGCTTCATTTTTGGCATATTCTCCGCGACATCGACCGTCTGCCCGCTTGTTGGCGCGCTCACGGCTACCACTTCCCACCAAGTTTGATTGGGTGAGAATGTGCCGTCTCCGTCAAGGTCTAGCGTATGCCCTGAGTTTTGGTGTTTATACTGGAGATTGATAGTCTCCCCTACATCTAAAAGGAAGGGTTCGCTCGTAAAGTTTTGTGGGGTATCATCGAAAACCGCTGCCGATGTGACGGGTAAAAAATTCCAAAGGGCAGTAGTTCCGTTGTCTTTTGAAAGCCGAAAAGACATGGATTCGGTTGCGTGACTTATTCGCCCGAATAAATTAACGCGGAAGGTGTAGTACGCTTGTAGCGGGGCGGTATATGTTGAGCCGGAGAAATTAGAACCCGTGTCATAAAAAGGGCTTGACTCACTCAATCCGGTAAGGCTTGCAAAGGAGTTCCCCGTCAATCCGGTTTGGTCTGTGGCATATCCGACAAGCATAGTCTGCCCCGAAGGGTTTTCGTTCCCTTTGATTGCGAGGTTGCCATTGTATAGAGTGAGATATAAATCGTCGAGGTTCGAACCCAAGAAAGTCGAGGTATATGTATATCCGGCACCCGTGAGGATTCTATCTAAAAGCTTTGAAGCCCTAAAGTAAGGGGTGAAATCTCCATGTTGCAGAGGTGCGGTACTTGTCCAAAAATTAACGTCTAGCGGATACATTATTTGTCTCCAGTTCTGCCCTTTATCGGGAAGCCCGTAGCGGATAGCACCGCTTGAAAGCGTTCCCGCCCAACTCGCCTCGATATTGGCTGCGCTTAGAGTATGGTCAAAGCTTGAGAGGTCGAGGGCGGTGAGCATCCCATCCCCAATATCTCGTGAGAGGTTAGCCGTCTCACCAAAAACCGCTAGCTCTACATCCGCATACTTACCCTTCTGAACGTACACTCCCTTCACTTGAGCAAAGCCCCGCATCACCGGAATCGTGTTGTATGTCAGCTCTGCGGATACTTTTACTTTTGGATCCCATGTCGTGACAAGTCCGAACTCGTTCACCGCTCCAAAATAGCCCTGATTCTTTTTGGTCAGCGGTACGCGGAAAGTCTGCGAAAAGCTAGAAGCCGAAGAGTTAATATTTTGAATGTCGCTAAACTGATAACTGATATTTACGGGTTCGTTCTTATAGAGTTCGATATCCGTCCCGTTTAGGTTCAATCTTAACATTTTAAAGGTTGGGCTAGTTCTACATCAAACGAAGTGACAAAGACCTTTGAAATCGTATCCTCTTCGATTTGCAAAGAGTTAGTTCGAAGCGTAACCGGAAGCCATGCCCCGTCGATTTTAAACATGACATTCTTTGACCTCATGCAATACTGGAGAAGCGTTACTTCTTCAATCGTTAGTATCCCGTTGAGCGTGTACGATTCTTTTGCGTCTACTTGGTAGGGCGTTGTTACGCGGTCGAAGGATTGGAAAGAGAAAGCGTTCGCGTCATAGTCCCCTATGATTTTATTATAGCTCTTTTCTTCACGCGTTAGGGTCTTTTGTTTCTTTCCGTTAAATCGCAGATAATCCCAACCGCCTTTGGTATTTGCCCACCCGATTTGGACGCTTCCATTTTTAGCGGAAGTACATCGGTTGTTCACTCTTATTTCGTTACCCTTTTGAATCGCTGCGCTTGTAGCTTGAGGGGTAAGAATATAGTAGTCCCAAGTGGGGTTGTTAGTTAGCAAGCTTGAATGTCCGTCTATGTTTGCCGGGTAGATTCCAAAATAAACGAGGAATCCATTTGTAGGGTTGCTCGCCGTTGGTAATTGCGCTCCGTTGGTTGGGTTTACGTCTATCGTTGCGCCACTCAAAACAACATCATCGGCATCGTAAATAACTAACACGAATTTACCGACATCGCTAATAGTGCTCCGATTTAAGAAAGCAACCACGCCTTCGTCCTCGCTTGCTGCGTCGATTGTAATAACGTCCGAAACGGGTAGCCTATCGGTAAGCCAAAAGGGCTTGGTTGAAGCCGTTCCATAGAAATCTGTGAAGGAAGGATTTAGCCCCTCAGAGGTTTGAAAGTGTCCGTCTATGAGTTGAATTGTTTCCGTGTCATCGTTGAGGGTTTCCGTTGTCCCGTCCCACTCTCCCGCGCCGACTACAAACTTCCGAATATTGCCGTTGCTTCGCGTCATATAATTGGCTTTATACGCGTGTATTGCGGTAGTCCCTTGATAAGACCTATCATCGACTTCACATAAGCCTCTAACAACCTCCGAAAGGTTAAAATAAGCGTAGTCCTGAGTGTTAGCGGTTATGTAGAATTTACCTAGCAAATTCGCGACGGATACGCTGCCATCATATACCGCTAAAACAAAGCGGAAAGAGTCGGTAATTGTTACGTCTGATTCCACTTGGTAAATGAGATGTTGATCGGCAACCGTGAATGAATCTGTCGGTTGCGCTATAATGCTTGCAGCCATTAGTTTTTGATTGTTATGTTTCCAAGTTTGGCGTTTAAAAGTCCCGCGAAATCATCCGCTACGGCTTGCCCTAGTTTTTTGGTGTATC